CATCAATCGGAGTCCTCATGTATTCCTTTCTTTCTCCATCTGTGAATATGGCTGTATTGTTCAAATATCCTGCAATAAAGCTTGAAATGCCTGCAGATAACCAACACACCTTATAATCTTTTTTCATAACACCACGCTACAAATCCTGTATCGTGGATAAGGAACATAGGCTTCCCATGCTGACGGTCTGAAACTCACATAAGTCAAATATGCTATATGTGCGCTACTTCAAATTCCACCTTATCGAATCATTAACGCTACTATTTCACACTTTACAACTAAATCTTTAACATCTTTATTTAGCAACCTCGGTTTACCGAGGATTCGTTATTCCTTTCTAAATAATTTAAACACTTGTTACCTCTCAATTAATCCACTTATTATGTATTCGGACTTGAAATTCTTTTCCTGTAACTTCTGCCGTTCCTGTTTCTTTCATTTTTTCGAAGTAAAATTTTATTGGCTCTCGTTTTTCCTGAACCATACCAAACCTCACAGCGATACTGTAAGTACACACATCCCTTTTTAGCCTGTCTGGTATTTTCTGTAATTGCTCTCTAAATGTCTCTAAATCCATCGTTGCCTTATATCGATTGCAGGAGCCGCAAGCTGGCATCATATTGCTTACATCGTGAACATCTATGTCCTCGTCATACTCATAATTTCTTAAACAATGCAGATGGTCTACATTAAATCCTTTTTCCGGTATCTCGCAACCACAATATGCACAGTGACCATTATATTTTTGATACACAATCTTTCTAATCTTTTTAGGAATAGTTTTCCGCATTATCTATTCCTTCTTTCTGCTGCCATCTCTATTGTATTTATCCGTCGGCTTATAGAATGGGCAAGGCTTATCCTCCTTGGCGCAATACAGTTCTTTAAGTCCTTTACAGTCTCTCTGCTCAAGATTAGCCATTATACAATCTCTATTGACCATCATTACTACCTCCCTCAAAAAGTTTCTTTAATATTGCATTAGCCAATTTATCCAACTTTTCATCTATTTTTTTATCAAGGTCTTTCGATACCTCTTCCTGCTCTTTGTCTGTTAAAAGTGCCAGCTCACAGGCTTTCTTAATTCTTTCTTCAGCAAATGCCTTATCAATACCTGTATTAAGCATTGCTCTATATACAGTCTGTATTGCTGTTCCTAATTCTCCAACAAGTATTACCGGTGTTCCTTTTATTTCAATTCTATTTTTATCACATTTAATCATAATCATTCTCCATATTCTGTATTTATGCGGTCTACAGAGCTTTTAAGTGCTCTAATTCTTCCGCCAATGTAACCGCGTTTATTCGTGCTGCTTCTATCCGCATATTATCCGGTGTTGTATCAGATGCGCTGTAATCCTCGATAAACAGAGTAATCTTGCGATGTGCATCACATATTGCTTCCCAGCAATTCATATAGTTTCCAAGTGCGTCTACTTCGTCCTCACATTCTGTATTTATCGCATTTGTTGGCATTTCTGGCTCTGTTTTTTCTTTCTCTGCAGAAACTTTTTCAAAATATGGCGGTTTTTCCTGCTGCTTATCCACAAATGTATCTGTTTCCTGCACATTTTCTGTGGAATCTGCCTTATTATTGCCGTTTTCCGGTAAATACTCCGGATGATTAAGCACGCTGTCCTGCCCTGGTATCTGTTCCTCTTCCGTATTCTCTTCTACCGACTGGGGCTTTGGTTTCTCAATCTTGGCTTTCTGCACCTTCTTCTCTTTTCTCTGCACTGGCTTCTCTTGTTGCACCGGTGCAATTTCTGCTTTTTTCGGATATTCCTCTTTATAGATGCTCGTCCATGCCTTAACCGGATCTTCTGTATCAGCTCTGCTAAGTATGTCTACCACAAAATCTGCAAGGTCCTCTATGTTCCACTCTGTCTTTTCCATGCTTCGCACATTAGTTATCGTTATTCTTCCTGTATTAACCTTAATACTTAACATTAGTCGGCCAGTTCCCGGAATACGCACTGAATATATCATCTCTCCTGATGGAGCTAATACATTCATCAGCTCTTCTGTTTCTATAGAGGACTGTGCAATCTTGATAAATAGTTCAGGCATATCATGCAAAAGCTGATACATAACCTGTCCAAGCTCGTTATATTTTTCCGCCTCTTCCTGTGTACCTTCCATCCATACTTCGATATCAGATATCTTATTTTCCTCATCAATTTCTTTTTTGATATCTTCTATCTCAGACTTGGAGAAATCTGTGCTTATCTCTTCATTAATTTCATCAGGAAGCTGCAGCATGATTGTCAGTTTTGCATATCCCATACCTTTATATCTGTCCTGCAGTTCTGCACTGTTTCCATCCTCGCTGAATCTGTCGTTAATATGTATAAACCTTGATACCTGGGTCTTATCAAGACCATAACGGGCTTTCGCAAATTCCACAACATTTCCATATCCAGAATTAGCAAGTATATCTGTATCTCTGGCAACCTTAAGAAGATATCCTATCTTTACAAAGCTTTCCGCACTCTTTACAAGCTCTGTATCTAGCTCCTGCTGCCACTCACTAAATGTTTTTGTGTATAACACTTCATTCATGCTGTTTTCCTCACTTTCTTATCTATGTGCTTTTTGTATTCTTTTAAGAATTCCTCTATAATCTCCTTATCCGGCTTAGTATCATGTTCTCCATACCACTGCATTATCTTGTCATTTTTTAGTTCCACCGTAATGTATGGAGTATCAGGAGCCTTTATATCCCGGATTACCATTATCCAACCTTTACCTGCATTAAAGTCCTTCAGATAGTGCTGGTTATCACTTCCGACACAGTGGTGAAGCATTCTCCCTTCTAACACAATTTCTTTAGCATCTAGGGCTGGTCTTATAATTAATCCCTCATGCGTAAATGTATATTTCTTAGGTATCTTCTTTGATCTGCTCTTTATATTTGAATATTTCTGCTGCATTTCAGTGATATACTTCTCATTTTTTCTCTGTTCAGCTTCCAGACGTATTCGTGTATATGTTTCATACAGATTTCTTGGCTTAAGATAAACAGTATTACTTAAGTCATCTCCATTATCTTCGCGTTCTCGAAGATAATCTTTATATTCTGTAAGTACCTGCCTGAGATTCTCAAAATGGTCATCTTCTAAATACTTATGTGCTATATTCCATAATTTTGTTATGCTCTGAAATCTTAGCAAATAATTTAGTGTTGCCTGGCTAGAGCTCATATACAGTTTAAATAACATGTCATAGTCCCGCTCTTTTATTCTGTATTTATCAGCAATCTGTCTGAACGCTTCAAGTTCTTGTAATCCAATGGTTTCCGTTTTTCCACCTTCTTTTAAACACTTCAATTGTGTCCTAGTAATCCTTAATATCTCATGTAGTTCCTTTACATGCTTATTGACCTGGTTTGTGCTGCCTCTCTGCCATATGATTCTTCTACATATATTTCTAAAATCATTTTTAAATAATGTCTCCAGTTGTGGACATCTCGCGAAGCTTTCCACAGTCTCATACCGGGCCAGATACTTTCGTTCTATTCTTTCTGGTGTGCTGTATATTGTTTTATACATATCTTCTGGAAGATACTTCATCTGGCTGTCCTTTATGCAGTCATAGTTGACCTCAATAAGTTCTATTACATTTCTAAGTGCCACATTTCTGTCTTTACGCCATTTGTCTTCTGAATTGTATCTATAATATTCTCTACAATATCCGGGACGCATAAACACACGCTCATACTCTGTTGTTCCGATGTTCCTTGCCCCTTCTGGTGTTCTTGTTACAAATACATCATACATTCTTGTAATCAGGGTTCCGTCTGCTGCCACCTGATATAAAAATGTTGTGAAATTCTGGTATGTACACTTGGCATGCCCCATTGGATAAAGTAATGCACTATCTCCACATTTAGGGCATTCAAAAGCTTTTAATCTTTCCGGCTTGGGATATGTCAGTATCGGTTCAATTCCTTCGTATGGTTCTGTTCTAAGCATATAATCTTCTCCGCACTGGCAACAATGATAATCAGCATATATTCCATGTCTTTTGTAATATATAATATTTCCCTGATTTACTTTGCTTTCTATACGCATTTGAAGAATTCTAGGTTCTTCCGGGAGTAATTCAAATAATTTCTCTTTTTCGTCATTCTCCCGCTGCTTCTTTCTAAGATCTGACATACTATCCACCTTCAATTCAATTGACTCAAGTATATCAACAGCATCTTCGCTATAATATTTTGTGTCTATTAACTTTGCATATTTCTTTACAGTTGCAACTGTCTGGTCTGTAGTATATGCCTCTTTCAACATTCTCCTTTTGGGATTGTTCCAGTAGATTTTTGTGTCTGCTTTTTGATTTTCATAGTCATAGTTGAATCTTCCGGTGCTACAATATACTTCGCGATATATGAGTTCCTTCTTGCTATACAAATCTGCAATAAGGTACTTATCACCATCAAAACTTACGATATCAGCTATAAGCGTCAGTTTTCGTTTTCCTGTAGGTTTTTTCCCTTCGTATGCGATAATCTGTTTTCTTTTCATTTCGCGCCTCCAAGGTAATAAGCCTTTATGATTTCATACGCTCTTCCCATTCCAGGGATTCCCATCTTAACAGAAACACCTACGCCTGCTGCCTTAACAATATCCTTATCTACCGGATAACAATTCTTAAAGCTCCACTTAAGAAGCTCTGCTATACAGCCTTTTATCGTCTTTCCCTTTCTGCGTACCGCTACAGCCATATCAGGATGCTCTGTAACCTGTGCTTTTATATAATTTATCCAATCCTGTACTATCTCAACCGGCTTAAGTTCCTCCTCTTCGACCTTGATTTTTCCAAGCGCCGCCATGAGTGGATTGCACAACTCTGATACTTCTCCGTCTATATAGTCCTCTGCATCAGCCGGATCAAGACCATTCTCTCTTGCTATATCCCTTATAGCCTGTGTGTCTCCCTGCGCAAGCTGTGCGGCTGCTGCCTTGTTAATCTCTTCTGCACTATCAAACTCTCCAAACACTTCAAACATATTGTGTCCTCCTACAAATAATTTTTCATGAATAACTGCATCCACTCACTATGACTGAATACCTGTTCAAATCTCGTTTGACCTGCTCTTATGAGCTTTAAATCTGTTTCCCTGCATTTATGTACAGCTTCCTTGCCCGTTCTGTGATGTTCTGGACACAGCCACACCTTTAAACCGTAATGCTCTGATATCTTTCTGTTGGCCGTTCCATGCATTATGTGATGGCACTCAAGCCCACCAGATGGAAGCGGTCTGAAAATGTTATTCTGCGTCATTATCTGCCGGCATATATAACATTCTTTTATGTCCTGCATTATGCTTTCCATGTCTCTCCTTTCCCCGCCCTGCGCACAGGGCGGAACTGCTGCCAGATTTTGCTGTGTGATATATTCTTAACCGCGTATATGGATAAGTATGTAGATACTTTCGGAGTAAAATGTTACTCCCATTCTGATTTTATGCGGCTTTGCGCCGTTATGAGTTATATATTGTCTACCTCTGGATGCTGGCATACATATAACTGTCTCTCCAGTTTTGCTATCTCTCCGCCAAGTATCGTAAGATTAGTAACCTTGATACTTGTTTCATCCGCTGTTTTACAGGGCGGCATCATGTACGCGGCTTTTCTTAACCACTTAAGCCGTTCCAGCTCCTTTTTTATCTTTATCTCGTCCATTCCGCCTCCATCTTCTTAAGCTCATATTCCATGTACTTGCTGAACTCATGCTCTTTATCATTCGACCAGCTGATTACATGACCGCGGCTGACATTTAAGTACTGCTGCCACAAGTCCGCATTTTTAACCTTCTTACCATTAGCTTTCGTCCATCCAGCTTTTTCCCACTGCTGAGGCCAAAAGTTCCTACAGCTGTTCAACACGTGTCCGCAACTAGTATTTATGCGTATTTCGCAATTTTCATGGAAGCGCATTAATGCATGTATTATTGCCTGCAGTGCCGCCTGATTCTCTGTAACATTTTCAAGCGTGCCCTTGCCGTTTCTAATGAACTCTTTGCTGCTAATAACTATCTTTAAGACATACATGTATGCTACATGCTTACGGACTGCTGGTCCTCTAGCTGTCGTTTGGATGTATATATCTACCTTTTGCATCTCTTTTTCTCCAATCCCGGAGTCTTGCTGTTATATAAAACATGCCATTTACTCCGTTGTAATACACCTGTGATTCCAGAAGAGAATATTCTGGATGCCAAGCTTGTATCTCTGCTTCCCTTGCAGCCTTATCTCTTACAAATGTGTCTATATATTTGCTTACAGGAACATACCGCCCATTTCCGCCTTTTCTCTTAGAACGGACCTTACGAACTCTGAACTGTCTAAGTCCTGTAGAGCAGTTCCACCGCTTCTCATTTTTCTGTCGGTGCTTGTCCTTTGTTATGTACTTTGCCATTCCTACAAGACCATAAGCATCTTCCTCAAGTCGCTTTGACTGGGAACGCTCTCCCAGCTTCCACAACTTCTCACATACATCTCTGTCAAGAAGCCCATCCATAATGACGTGATGATGCCAGCGTATCTTTGCGTCAGGATCATGTTCTGTAACATATATGTACTTGGCTTTAGGCAGACCTAACTTCTTGCGTCTGTAATTAATCCGCCGGATGTAATTAGTCATATTTTTTACAGCCTCATCCCAGCAAGCTGGCTCATTCCCTTCTGCATATGTAAGCGTCATCCATATATCATCATTTGTGAAATTCTCTATAATCAGTCTTCCACAATATTTAATGGCATTCTTATTGTTCAGGTTTCTTTGAGTTTCTTTATCCTTAATCCTTCCTTCTTCCGGAATATCCTCTTTCCTGGTGAACTCTGGATATATTTCTATCTCAAGCTGATTACCTGCCCGGATCTCCTTACATGTGTAGACGCACCTGTATTTGGTCTTCAGCATGTACTCCATGAAGACCTCATTCATATCTTCTACAGATTTATCAATTGCCGCTTCATAGTCATAGGGAATGTACCTTGTACCTCTTCTTTTCATGTACACCCCTTTTAATAATCTTTTTCGCAGACTTGTTAATATTCATTACAAGCCCAAGAAAAAAGACCATTTTATTAATTTTTCTTGATGTACTTGAACATTTCTGATACAATAATATTGTTATATTTGCAGAGCATTTAATGTTCTAAGTACTAGAGCCGCCGGTCCAGCGGCTCTTTTTATATGGTTGGAAGCCTGTAAGCTCCTTCCGGCACAAAGCTGAATATCTCCAACAATCTCAACCTTGTGTACCATTTAGCAGCCAGCTCCGTGTTACCATTCCTAAGATTCTCATTAATTCTCTTGTTGTAAGATATTATTAAACCTACACGCCGCATATTATCCTCCATTCCTAAATTACAATATCCTTTGGTTCATTCGGATTCGTTAAATCCTTTCCCTCGTTATCTCTGAAGAATCTTTCAAGCTCTGACTTTCTTATTCTTGTATGAGGGATTTTAAGCACCCTTATCTGATTTGCGTTGATAAGTGTATAAACATACTGTTTAGAAGCTCGCATGATTGTTGCCACTTCCTCCACTGTATACACCATATCCTCCGGCTCTCTCTTTATTGTTGCTATCTTCATAAGCTTGCTCCTTTCCTTAATCTATTTCCTCTTAGGTTCATGGCATAACACCAATATTGTTATGCAGATAATTGCTGTTATCGCTACTGCTGTATAATTCATTTACTTCTCCTTCATCTTCACCCAGTCTTCTACATCTTTCTGTGTCATCTTCATAGGAGCAAGCTTGGCTCCCCAGTATTCCGACTCTACTGTTACAGTCTCAATGTTTTCTTCCCGCATATACCGGAGTAAATCTTCTGGTTTGCCAAAATTGGCATATTCAGTTCTTATAATCATTACCTGCTCCTTTCTTGGTATTTAAAGCATTACAATCACTAGCACAGCTATTGAAAAATAAATTGGGAAGTTAGGATGCCTCTCTCTGAATGGTATCCTTATAACTTCATAATGCTTAATACCTGATACTTTCATTTTCTTTATAGCTGATAACGCCTGAATAAATGTCTTTGTTCTCTCTTCCATAAATGGTTCATAACTGCGAATTATATATTTGTGGGTTTTATGCTTAATTACTCTCTCACCTCCTCAATAGATAATTACTTGTGCAAATGTTCTTTTACTCCTATACTTTAATTACTGGTGTTGCAGCACCTAGTTTCTAAGAAGGGAGTTTATTTATGCCAATTACATACACCATCATCAACGACTTTACTGAAATTGGAACTTGTGAAGGTCTTCCCATTACTGAACAAGGACGAGCTTTTGTTTTAGTCCCCTCTTCATATCTTGGCACAGTATCAGTTGGAGACACGCTCGTTTCACCGGATGGACAGTATTTAAAAATTTATATG